TAGATTCGTATTCTAGTCTTTCCATTGTTCTCCCTTTTGTATTTTTTTAAGTATTTCAATAAGTTCCTTTTGTGACGCTTTTTTGTCTATCTGTTTAAAAAGCTGCACAATCTCAAGTATTAGGCTTGATGTAGTCATTATTCCCCCTCAGGTAATTTAATGTTCTGTTTGGTTAATTCTTCTACCAGTATTCTATTCAATCTTCTAATATCTTCAACAATAGCTTTGTTTTCTTCATTCTGCTCAGCTAAAAACAAAATATCATTAGGCAGTCTGCCTTGCGCCAAATCATTAAATGACTTTTCTGTAACCTCAGACATAGGCTTTCTTTCATATTTATATTTTCTAATCTCAGGTTCTATTTTCTCCAAGAACCAAATTCTGTAGTGATACACGTTAGGGTCCTCGTCAGAATATATCTTTCTTGAGGTCAGCTTCATACCGTGCTTTTTGCCTCGAGTAACTACGTTTTGAGCAATAGAATACTCAGCAATCGTGCCATCAGCTTGAACTTTAGGACGCAAAACAAACGAATCACCTACCTCTAGGGTTTGTAAGAACTTATCCATTTCTGCGAATTTGCCCTTACGGTTTCTAAAGTCAGGCACTTTTACACCCTTATCTACTCTCCAATCAGTCTGCCAACTCATTTCTTCACCTCCTTCTCCTTGTTCTCAATATCTTTCTTCTTAGGTTTTGAGAAGATTCGCGAAAAATTTTTATCAAATGCTTCTTTGTCATAAGGTTTCTGTGTGGAGCCTTTGCCTCCATGCCACTTGGTCATTACGCGACCTCCTTGGCAGCTTTGGCTTCAGCTTCTTTTCTAGCTCGTTCTTCTTCTGCCGCTAATTTAATCAGTGCGTTCATGACCGGGTGAACCAGTTGGTCTTTGTGCCATACGGGCATTTCGTCTTTGCACCTAGCGCAGACGGTTTGGGTGTCTAGGAAATCGCCTATGGTGAAGGTCTTGATGCCGTAATGGTGGGTGTTGACAGTTACCTCTTCGCGCAAGCTGTCTTTAAGCTGTATTTTAAGCTGTTCGATTTTATTTAGTTTCTTTGGATTATCCATTGTTTGACTCCTTATTTAGTAATCTGCGTTGTCTCGCTTTTTGGTTATTTCTCTCTTTCACATCTTGATTTGATTCTGCAAACCAGTCTTCGATGATTTTAGCCTTCAGGTCTTTAGTAGCCATGTCGGTAAAATTCTTAAGCACCCTGATGTTTGATGGTTTGACTATCAAAGTCAGGTGGTCGTGCAGCTTCTCATCAGATAATGCGAAGATGTAGTCATGTCCGTGGTAGGTCCATGTGTTGTTTTCTCTAGTTAATTCCATATATTTACTCCTAATATATTGTTTGTTACAGTGTTCATTATAAGGGTATAAAGTATTAGAGTCAACACTTATGTTCAAATTAATGTAATTTCTTTTTAGGGGTCTGTATTACTTCTTCCGGGACCTGCAATGCTTTCTCAACTGCGGCTAACTGGACTTGGTAGATTACAACCAAGTTGGCAAGATTTGTATTTATGTCGTGTAGGGTCTGATTTGTATATTCAAGCTCTGAAATGATGGTGTCAATTTTCTTGTCGTTTTCTATGCTCATAATCCGTTCCTTTTATTTCGCTTATCAAAATATACTCTTGTGTAATATCTTCTGATAATAGCCAAAATTGATAAAACAATTAATTGGCTTAAAGATATTATAAACGAGTTGTGGGTGAATAGCAGAACAATCGTAATCGTCAGCCAAGAGAGAGGAAAATTAACTATGGCTCCAAGCATGGTGTCAACAGTTGCTTCCCGGAGAGCTGCTTTATCTATTTTCATAATTTTGTCCTTTAAAATTAGATTATACACATATCTGTTGAAATTAACACTTACTTGGAAAAATGAATATAGAATTTGTGAAACTCAGTTACAACCGCTTTGCTGACAGCCGACCCAAAAATACGGGTGTCGGGTCAATAATTATATCTTTTTTCGACTTTGGTTTTGGAATCCAATAGAGTCCCTAGTTATATAGGCTTTCAGAGCATGCAGAAGTGCCAATGTTAGCACTGTGGACACATAGCGATTGACTCGGAGCAGCAACGCCTCAAATGTGTCATGAAGAAATCTGTTGTAAGTTACTGATATTCGGTTGTTTTTTTATTTTTGGCAAAAAATAAGAGAAAAAAAAGAAATCCCCAGTAAAAACGACCCCTCTCGGTTTTCTACAGGATATTAATGAACTGCATGAACTTGAGATATGTCATACATCGTCATACTGTGCGTCAATGATATCGCCTCCGAATATCTCTTTAAGTCTTCCCTCTATATCCTTGTGGCTCATGTTATCCAAGGTCGCTGTGATATTGAGATTCTCTGTCTTCTTTATCTTCAGACCTGCCAGTTCATTCAGCTCACGCAATGCTGAGACCGATGCGTTGAACTGCCCTTTGTCGTAAGCCTCTTCGCTTATCTGCCATAGCATCTTGGCTGTCTTCTCAGGAGTAATCGCATACTTATGTGCAAGCTCTTCTTTACCAACCTTGATGGCTTTGAGGACATTGGGATAGTCTTTACCATTCAAGAATCTAGTCGCTGCTTGCGCCGGGAACTCAAAGCCTGCTCTTCTAGCCGCCTCGGTCTGCGTGCAATTATCATTCACATAATGCCATACAAATGCAGACTGCATATCTGTCAGCTCAAACTCCGGGTCTGACTCAAACGCACTGGGTCTATTAACCAATGGTTTATCAGGTGCGTTCTTTCCTTTCTTCTTCTTGTATTCAGCCATATCCATTCCTTATATTATATCCATCAGGGCAGAGGGTAGAGGGTAAGCTCTCCCTAACACCTAATAGTTGTATAAAAGCCATACCATATATGTATACCTGCTCCTATACTATATATATATTATTATTATTATATATACTATACCCTATACCCTAAAGCACACCTAAACAGCGTAGCCATGGGGTCTCACGGTCAGGGTAAGGAACAGGGTAACAGCCTCTCTCTGCAGTACCCTATCCCTCACTCTTAACACATAAACACCAAATGTTGAGCTATTTGCCATGCCCTGCCCTACCCTGTTCTAATTTCAGGTAAACCTCGACCTCTGCAGAACAAGCCTGACAAGACAGGCATGTAAGCATCCACTCACCCTGTTCGTCATCTTCGATGGTCTCGTCACTCTTCCACAATAGCTCTTCCTGACAATGCCAACACTCCATCAGCAATTACCATCAGTATGCGAGGCATTATGTATCTTGATGAAATGTTCTGCATCCAAGACCACCAACACCTTACTTCTATTTCTTTTGATGACAAGCAAAGGCTCGTAACCCTTGCAGTTTGTTTGTGCTTGGTCATAGGACTTCCACACATTCAGAGCTTCCTGATTCTTGCACTCAATGCTGTAAGGGAACTGCTCCCTAGACTGCTTGCCCATGATGATATCTTCACCTTGTGACCCCATAGGCCTGCTTTCCAAGTCCTCGCCGTCCAGTCCCAGTAAGTCCACGAGCATCTGTCTGAACTTCTGCTGTAGGAGTCTACCCTTTTGTTTTGCTGATTGTGGTCTCATGTTTGTTCCTTATTAAAATGGTGATTCTTCCCATATTGTTTTTTCTTCAGGCATATCTGTCAAGCAGACATCATACACCTTCTTACCGTTAGTCTTTCTAGGCTCTATGCCATGGTCAGTGAGGACCCTACTGGCATCTTTAAAATCTATGTTGCGGGGATTGCGTATACCCAGTGACCTTAGTAATGCAGTGAGTTGCCACGCCTCTTTACTATCATCCAGTGCCTTGAAGTCCACATGTTGCAGTAATAAGTCCTCAACTGCGCCCTGCGTCCTGAAACCCTCGTTAGACTCTTGGAGCATCTCTCTTTCTTCTGTGGTTAGATACCAGTTCTTTTCTCCTGCCTTGTAGATAGTTGCTTTAACCTCTGCCCACATCTGTTGCATATCTATGCCGTGATGGGGATTGATGTCTGTGACCTTGATACACCAAAATCTACGATTACCACTACCATCCATCAAGAACTCCGGTTCGTTGACCGATGCGAAGAAGGCTGTGCGCCTTTGGTAATTGGTAAAGGTTCTGTCGTATGGCAACCTCATTTCGTCTGACCTTGATGTGATAAATGCTTTTAGCTGATTGATGTCCGCCTTTTTAAAGGTGGATTCTAGTTCGCCTAGCTCCACTATCCAGTGACTGACTGCTTTTTTAACTGAGTCTTTGTCCTTTGGGTCAAGCGTTGCACCTTCACAAAGCCATCCCTTGCTAAAGTCCGCCAAGCGTTTAAACCATAATGTCTTACCAAGTCCTTGTGAGCCTTGAAATACCAAGAGTCCTTCTAGTGCCACACCACCTTCCTCAAAGGCTGCTGCTACACATGACAGTAACCATTTCCTCATGAGCATGTTCTTTAGTTCAGTGTCCTTGCTGCTGACCGTGTTGCAGAACTCATCTATCCTGTTGACACCATCCCAAGGCTTAGAGTCTATCCACTCTGCTACCGGGTTGACTTCTTTAGCTATAATTTTCATGGCATCCCTGACTCTTTGATGCGGGATGAAGTTCTTGATACATAGGTTTTCAACCTCAACCAAGAGTGCTTCATCTTTTAAATCAGCAATGGGTTTAAAGTTGGGTATGTCTATCTCGATGCGTTTCTTAATAACATCGTAATAACAATCAATGTCATGGCTCTTCATAAGCGCATGATAGTTGTCTGTGGTAGCCATTATCCTGCCGTTTGCAGTTTTGTCGAACTCTACAAGCTCAGGGACATCGACTTTCTTCTCTATTAGCTCACCACTGATTGCCATTTGGTCGTTAAAGTCCATCCCTTCTTCTTCAGGCATGACCACTTCTGCGTTGGTTATTTGTGCTGCTGCAATAGCTTTGTCTTGACCTATGTTGTTTTCATCATTGTCTGCATAGATAATAAATTCTTTATTAGGTAGCGCATCCGATAGTTTCTTGGAGACACTAAGCATGTTGCCTGCATTAAAGCAGACTATCATAGGTATTTGTTTTTGTTCGTAGATTGTCATACAAGTTGCATAACCCTCACCTATCCCAACCTTTGTTGCTTCTTTTAATAACTTGGTGCCTATAATAAAGAAGCCACCACCAGTCTTACCACCGCTAAGGAAACGCTTACCGCCATCCTCCTGTATCATTTGTAAGGTCCACAGCTTACCTGTCTCATCCATAATAGGAATAATTAACTTTCCTTTATGCTCTCTAAGAGAATGGGATGCAACACCCTTACTAAGTAAGTACGGATGAGAGTCGCAGGGTAGTGCTACATCCCAAATCATTTTGGCTTTCTCTGATACCTTTAGCCATTTTTGTTCTTGGTCTTGTTTTGCTTCTTTTCTAAATCTTTCCAGTGCTTCAGTATTAGTCTTGGTCGATTTCCTTCCTGATAATTTAAAGTTATGCGTTTGCCCGGTTCGATAATCAGAGGCAAAGCCAACAGGCGTGCCGTAATTATCATAGAAAGCATAGTAGCCTGATAAAGCTCTTTTGTTATTAACATTGGTATATGCTCTCTGCGGTTTGGTAGGATTTGTTTCTAACGGTTCTTTTGTTTCAAACCCATGTGATTCTAAGAAGTTTTCAAAACTATAAATCGCTTCACTGGTTAGCGGTTTATCAAAGTCTTTGGTGCTTCCTTGTATATTTTTTATTCCCATACTTGCCCTCTCATCTAAACTTGTATATTATGTTCTATTGAATACCTTACAATATAGAATAATGTGAGGGAGATAACAAGAACTTTTATAATTATTTTTTAATTAGGAGATAAATATGGCACTAACAATTAGTGAATCAGGTGGAGGTAACTTCGAGCAAGCACCAAAAGGCATGCACAACGCTACATGTTTTAGATTGGTTGATGTGGGAACACACGAAGAAACTTACGAGGGTGAAACAAAAAAAAGACACAGTATTTTTATTTACTGGGAGCTAAACGATGTGAAGATGGAAGACGGGCAACCTTTTTCTATCATGAAACAATACACGCTTTCTTTAAATGAAAAGTCTGCTTTATACAAAGACTTATGTGCATGGCGTAAAAAACAATTTACTGACGAAGAACTTAAAGGCTTTGACCTGACTAATGTTCTTGGCGTGACTTGTGATATAGATATTGGTGAAACCAAGACTGGTAAATCC